CGCAAGTGGAATAAGACGTTAGGCTCATTGTCGTGGTGAGTCTGGTGATAAAAGTTGTCTTTTTTGGTTGCGTCACGCGCAAGACTTTCCGCTTCGTCTTGTAACGCCTGCGCATCATCCCCACGGAAGCCATAACGATTTGTGACAATGCTGCCCTGCGGATTTCTTATTAAAATGTCCCTCTGTCCTGTGTATTTATTTTCTCTTATTGTTTCAACGGTAAAGCCCTCCAAGTTGGGCAATTCGCCCTTACGCTCAGGCAACCTGACTCGTATCTCTCGATAGTCTTCGCCGCCCGGTAGACTGTAACTCTCATCAACGTCAGGCCCGAACTTTGCAGGCTTCGTGCTATCTAATTTCGCCTCTAACTCATCTACCTTATCGCGCATCACGGCAAGTTTGTCTTCGTACTGCTTAACGAGAGGGCTGTTCGGAGCCATCTTGCGAACGCGCTCTAACTCTGCCTGTACGTCTTTCACGCCGCCACGGTAGTAAATTAAGCTGTCTTCAATCCCGCTTATCGTGTCGCTGTACTCTGCAGCCTCATCGTAAGGCCGACGCACAGACTCTCTCAACGGAATACGGTTCTGCTCAACCGTAGCAATCACCTCTTCCCGAGTCACGTTCGGATTTGACGCTAAATCATTCAGCCCCAGCTCAGCGATACGCTCATCGGTCACGCCCGGCTGCTTCTTCAAGTCGCTAATAAACGCCGACCCCGGCCCCTTCTTACGCTGTAGGTTCAACGCCGCCTTCTCAGCAGGGTTGTAAAAGCCAACAGGGTTTGCAGGCGCTTTGACTTTGCCAGCCTTAGCCTCAGGCACCACAGCGGTCGGGCTGGCTTTCATTTTGCTTGCCAACTCTAAATCCAGCAGGTCTGTCGTTGTCGGCTTGATTGACATTCCAACAGGCAGATTCTTCGTCATCTTCAACGCAGTCGGTGCAGCGCCTAGCCCTAAAAACGCCGCCTCGGTCGTCTCAGGCAGCAGGTTCGTGGTCATGCCAGCGCCCGATGTCAACGGGTCGCCATACGCCATACGCTCTAACGTCTTAGCCGTGCCGGGTAAGCCAATCAGCGATGACACCATCTCGCCCGGCGGGTTCTCGTAACCAAAGGGCTTCGACATAAACTCATGCACCGAGCCAACGCCTTTGCTTAGCATCTCTAGCAACTCGTCGCGCTTGGTTCTTGGGCGCGGCTTCAGGTCGGTCACTTCTTCAGGGCGCTGTAGCGGAAACGTCTGACCGCCGTCAGCCATCTTGACCGCTCCGCCCTCTTTCATCTTGCGGTGCTCTTTCTTTGCCAGCGTCCACTCAATCAGATCATTCAGGTCTATCGCGCCACCATCTTTCTTCTTCAGCGCCTGCTCGATCAGATCGTTCAGATCAATCGCCCCACCATCCTTCACGCCCAACAAAGCCTGCGCATCAGCACGCACATTGTTCTGTAGGTGCTCACGCCAGTTCGAGGGGTTCACTTCATCAGGTAGGTCAGTCAGGCTGACAGAGCCACCTTCGGCTTTGGGTCTGGGCATACGCACCTCAGTCGGTGATGCAAACGGGCTCTGACCACGCTTCCTGCGGGTAGCCGCCCATGAACTCGCCTTGTCTAACATCTCGGGGGTCGGCTCTCCACCAGCCAGCAAGCGATCAATCTCTTCAGCGGTCAGCGTTGGCACCACTAGCGGGAACTCGCCAGACTCGTCTTCAGCAGACAGCTCAGTGACCGTGCCTTCGCGTCCAGCCATCGCACCGAAGTAGCCTTTGCCCTTCACACCCTCACCACTGTGGCGCAGGCCGTAAGGGGCAAGACCGCCCTCAGCCATGCCCACAAGCCCACCTTGTTTTTTGCCTGCGTATGCCTCGCCCGTCAAAACAAGGTCTCTAGCCTTTTCCAAAGAAATACCAAGCCGCCTTGCCGTCTCTGCAATCTTGTCAGCAATCAGTTCAAGTTTTGGCGCCCCAATCGGCGTTGTGACGCCCGTCTGACCAGAGAATGTGCCCCACGCCCTAGACTGTGCTGGCACCGACTCCAAACCCAACGGCTCCGCAATACTTTCTCGCCACCAAGGAGCCAACATCGTCATCTCGGGATTAGTGACGCTGGCGCCCGGCACCACCTCCTTGCCCTTGCGCATGGCCTTGCCCCGAGTATCCGCCAGACCAACTGATCGGCTCCAATGCGCATCGCCTACTGGCGTCGCAGTCTGAAAGCCCGTTGCAGGCACGCCGGATGCCTCGATATACAGCGGCACCTTTGGCGAGTCCATTTGCATTTCGCCAGTTTCCAAATATCGTTGCATTGGAAGCGCCTGCGATGTTTTGTGATACATGTGCCCCGGCACATTTTTGATGTCGGCAGGAAAATTGGCACCCCTGTTTGCCGCAGGCACTCCGGCATACTCAAAAAAGTCAGGAAACCGCCCTTGCTTGTTCAAATAATAAGCCGCTGTGCCTCGCGGTATCTCGGTCAAAACTTCGGTGCCCGGCGAGGCCATGCCCATCAAAGCGTTGAACCTCGTGTATTCCTCAATCGCACGCTCACGCCCTAAGAGTTTTTCCATCCGCTGGAACAGTGGGTCCATAACGTACCAAGGATCCATGCCTCGGACGAGCTCAGGGTATTTCTCAGCCTCAGCAAGAGTGTCAATGATGCGCTGCTCATTCTTTGGCAACATGATTCGAGCCGCAGCCTCGGATCCCCTTGGCTTTGCCGCCGCTCCGGGCAGCGTACCCGGCAAGTTACCTTTGCGACCCTTGCCCATCTCGTATAAATCATCTCGCGTCACGCCGAATAAAGCCTTGAGATTTGGACTCTCTGGTGCTACGCGACTCGCCGCTTCCGCAGCAATGACATCAGGCCGCTGGTAAATGCCGGGGAATGCCATGCGCAGCGGGTCTTTAACCGTTGACTTAACACGCACATTACCGACTTTGCCTGTCGTGCTACCAGCAAAGCCCATCGCTAAGTCTTCGAGCTTCTGCAGGCGCTCTTCCCGAGAGTCGGTCTTCTTTGGCAGGTACTGCTCAAGGATGCGCTGCAGCTCCGCTTCAGGCTCGGTCGCCAACCCCTTCAGGCGCGACTTGGTGCGCTCATACTGCTCAGCAATCGCCTCTTCCCAAGGGAACGGTTTTGCCGCGCCACCAGCACGAGTCTTGCCGCTAACTTTCTTTTCGTCTGCCATAGTCACACCGCGTAAGGGTTGCCCTTCTTCCGACCGTAGTATTCGGCCTCCTCATCCTCCCGAACGTAGGGATCAATGTCAAGGAAGCCAGCATCTCGCAAGTATCTCAAAGCCTGCGTACACGAGTCTACAAAATCATCATGCGTCGATTCAGGGAAGCTGCAGATCTGGCTCACAAAGCCCTCAGCCCAATCCCTCACGTAGCCCTTCCTCTGAGTGCTCTCAGGTATCCACACCCGCTTGTGCGCGATGATGTTCGCCACAATCGACAACCGCTGAATCTTGTCAGCCCTGCCGGGGTTGTACGCCCTCACCGGTAAGTGCGCCCGCTGTAAGTCTTGGATCAAGGAAATCCCTGCCGCCTTGTCTTCGATAAGTACAAGATCAACCTTCTTCCCGCCGGTAAAGTTTCCTCGCTCTTCAGCCTCGGGATCAGCCCCATACGCCACTTTAAACTCTTCAATAACCTTCGGACGGAGATCCGGGTACTGAAGATGGTCCTGCCACGCATCGATGAGCATGACAGACATCGCGCCGTCTTCAGGCTTAAAGACGCCCCAAGTCGTACTCGCCGTGGGGTCGTTAACAGTCTTCTCAGTGTAGGCGCAGTCATAGCTCTGGATGATGTACTCGAATCGTGGGAACGGCTTATTCGCAGGCCACAGGCGGAACATGTCACGCTTAACGATCCCGCCTTCCTCAGGGTCAATCAGCTCAGCGTAAATCTCCTGCCTGCCTAACTTGGTGCCCTCGTACTGAAGAATCTGCTTCTTGAAGTTGTCAGCAAGGTTCTCAAGGTTCTCGTACGTCGAGGCGGTCACTAGCGCTACGTCGTCACCAGCCCGGTCTACAAGGTCGAGGATCAAGTCCTTAGGCTTCGGGGTCGTCGTGCAGATCAACCTGACTTTTTTACCCAACCGCAGGCCGAACGACATCATGTCCCACGCTTCTTGGAGGTAGTCCCAAGCCGCCAGCTCGTCGCACCAGCCACCATGAAACTGCGGGCCTCGAAAGCGCTCAGGCTCGGACGCAGGGATGCCTTTGATCAGCGACCCATTGATCAGCGTCAGCTCGTGCAAGGCTTTGTTGTAGTCTTTGACCAGTACGCTAGGGATGACAGACAGAAGGCCAGAGTCGCCCTCAAAGCAGGTCGAGCGGACATCACTGGAAGTTGGGGCAGCGACAACCCAACGGGTGCCGGGGTTCTGCCACGCCCACCAGCCGAGCTGTTCAGCCGCCGTTCTTGTCTTGCCAGCGCCTCGACCAGCCAGCAGTAGCCAGATGTCCCAATCACCCGCCGGTGGAATCTGATAGCTATGGGCTTTTAGTAGCCAGTTAGTGCGCCACTCGAACGCGGCTCGATACTCTGGTGACAGTTTGGCATACTGCGCTCGGGTCGCAGGGTCTTTGAGTATCTCGACAACATCGTTCATCGCCTTAGCTTCAGATAGATCGCCAGTAAGAGGCCAACCGCTGCAGCCTCGGGCTTACCAGCCACCGCGAACAACAGGGAAACGAATACGCTCAAGAACTCAGCGCACAGCAGGGCGACATCGACGCCATCCCACAGCGCCTTCTCGTGCTGGCGCTGCGCCAGAGCGGCTTTGCGCTCGGCGATCCTCAGCTCTAGTTCGCTAATCACCACTGCCGCCTGCACCAGATCCGCTCGGTACTACTGTGATCAGGTCTAAAATCAGATGCGAGACACATCCTTTTTGGATGCCACTCGAACGTCACAACCGCTGACACGATAGATATAAGCGCTACCGCGATCAGGTAGACGCAAGCCACACCCCAAAGTAGTTTCTCCATTACTGCCCCCGTATAGCATCAGCCACCGCCTGAGCTCCCAGCTTCTCAGCAATCAAGGCGCAAGCCTCGCGCTCCGCCATGACCGCCAAATCTTCAGCGAGGATCTGGGCACCCTCTTGGTTAGCCTGCCGAAACACTGGGAACCACCAGCGCTGAAATGCCTCGTCTAGCAGGTTGTTGAACTCGTTGCGCTCTTGCTCAGTCATCTCATCTCCCGTGGGCGGCTGGGCTCATGATGGTTCTTGTAGCGGATCTCGCTTCGCTTCTGAAGGCAAACCTTGCAGATCCAGCGGTTGACTATTCCCCGCCGGTGCATCTCACCACCCTCTTGCGGCTTGGTGAACTGGCAGGATGTGCAGAATCTCATTTGCCCTTAGTCTGCTGGACCAGCTCTAAGTTCTGCAGCAGCGCGTCAAATATCTCGGTGTTCGAGCGCACTTCGACTGGATTCTCTTTGTCGCCAGCCAATGTGGTCCGATCCCCATATTTTTTAGGCTTCAGCTTCGCGGCGATCCACTTGCGGCTATCAACCCGCAGACGCATCCAGTTCACATAAGCCGCATCAACGCGGGCAATCCCCTTATCATCCACCACCTGCTCAGGCAGCGTGTCTGCGATGTCTAAGATGTCTTCCTGCAGCGTATCAGCCTGATCTTCTTTCGCTTGTGTGTATTGCTGGAGAAATGTTTCGTTTTGTGCCATCCAAAGATAAACAGTCTTTACGTCTGGCATGTGCGGATCACGGCATATTGCCCGCAATGACTCGCCATTGACTAGCCGAGCGCATATCTCTGAAGCCGTGTCTTTATTGTAACTAGAGGGACGCCCTAGCTTTTTCTTTGGCTCGTCAGAAACGGTGTTAGGCATTTTGCAACCTACCAACGTAGTCATCTAACACTTTTGCAGCCACCTTTAGACTCTTACTGAGGCCTAGTAGATGATCCCCATGTTCTGGCTCAATATGGGCAAGAGCAAAATCCTCAATCAATGTCAAAAAGTCAATTTCATCTGAAGCGGTTTTAAAATCATCCGTGCATCCAGCAAACGACAAAAAGTACCTATCGTCCCTTTTCACAAACCACCACGCAGAATCTGCCAAACTTATTTCGTCCTCGTCCATCTTTCCCCCCTTATAGGTAGTCGATTATCCAAACAATCTCTTCAGGAATTCGGCTGCGGCGCCGGGACCTAGCAGCACCATAATCATCACACCGTAAATTAGCATCTCTATGCGGATCATCCTATGGTCGCCCTTCTCTAAGCGCTTCTCAATAGCCTCATAACGGGCGTTTGATAGGGCTTCATGCACGGCGAACCTCGTTTCCAAGTCTTGATCCATGTTTCAACTCAGCAATTAATCGGTGCCCTTTTGTTGCTCCGTGGCAATAGGCAATTGCGGTAACGCCTGATCCCTAATGTTCGCAATCATCTGAGCTGATTGGTTAAAGGGTAGGCTACCCAGCAAGGTTAATAGTACGTTAACCTCATCAAGGTTGTAAAGCAGGGTGACTTTGATGTCTTTGTTGTCCATTGTGCCCTCGAAGATAAGGGTCGGTACTCGCTGCACTGGCAAGCAACGACTGCGAGGAGGCGCAGTCACCAGCATCCGCTTTCCCGACTGGGATGGAGACCAACCGCTCCGCAGGTTCCAGTCTACGGGGTCGGGGGTAGTGACCAGTTGATCCCCATGCCAGTCAGGGCTCTACGCAGGCGGCTGAGCTGCCGATTTATCCGCAACATGGGGGCTGCGCTCCCCCAGTGAGTCACCAGTCTAAATCAAAAGTTGTAATCGTATTTCTTGTGGGGCTTGTCCGACAGGCCATAGCGCCCACCGTGGGCATCCTTCCAACCGTTCTTACCAAGACGGATACGCTTGATCGGCGCAGTCTCGTCGCTCGTGATAATCCACTTCTGCTGGTGTTGGTTCGAGCAGTGAGCGCTGAAGCCGCCAACGTGGAATTCCAGCTTCACTGACTCGTCGCGCTCTGCTTTCATCGCACGAATCTCAATTGTCTTTTCGCTAACGACGCGCACAACTTCATAAGGCTCAACGTCGGTGTACATGTAGTGGTTTGCATAGTTCATGATTTCGCTCTCTTTCGCTGTAGGGTTAGATT